CGAATTACGATTTATATGAAATTTTTAAGGTAGTCGACAGAGGTAATAATGATATTGGTGTTAATGTACTTGCCGATTTATCGTTTTTTTATCAAAATCTGTACGCTGATTTTGATAAAAACCCAAACAAAGCCCAAGATGACCAATATTTAACAATTGACAATTTAACAAACAAAAGTTTTTCAAATTTATTTAGTGGTTTAGCTGAAGCCAATGGGTTTATGTTTCAACAAATACCAAATTATATAAATCTTAATGGTGCAATATCGGCAACAAATGACGATGATGAATCGATCTATGATATTGTTGATCAATTATTTGGCGTACATACTGATACGGATTTATTGGGGACATCTAGTAGACAATCACAAAAATTTGGTGGTTTAACTGGGTATCCAGGTTACATTTTTCAATTAGGTACCATAGGTTCTAAATTAGATACAAACGAAGGTGTCGTTCAATCAATGAAAAATGATAACTTAAATTCCTTTTGTTTAGATATTGGTTATGATGATAATAAAGAAATTTCTATTAAATCAGAAAATGCACCAGATGATGTTAAAAAATCAAACGTAACTTGCTTTACCGTTGATTTTGGTAGCCAAAAACAACAAATGTTTACTAGCGTACAACTAAATACCGCTGAATTTTATGATACAGAAGAAAGTATAAGAACTTGGGTGGATGTTGTTAATAAAACAGAAACAACTTTACAAACAACAAATTTATTCCCAATTCTAGAAAAAAGAGCATTTACATGCACGGTAACTAGTTTAGGTAATTCAACAATACAACCATTAAGTTATTTTTACCTTAGAAACGTACCATTGTTCCATGGAACATATTGGATTACAAATGTCGCCCATGACATACAACCAAACACAATGATTACTACATTTCAAGGTGCAAGACAACCAATAGCATCAAAAATTGATGTTAGAAGGGAACTTTTAACATTAATGAGAAAAAACGCAAAACTTTTAGTTGATGCGGCGGTTGGTGTAAATACGATAGTTACTGAAGGTATACCAAACACGTCAGGAAAAATTTATAGTGATGATAGTGATAGTAACGACCCATTTGGTAGCGTATTACAAGGTTTAAGTAGCGATTCAACTAAATATTATAGTTTTTCTGGAATACAAGTTATTGGTGCTTTTATATTTAGTGTGACCAAAAGTAACGCTAAAAATGATGCAAATCTTGGTTTGGTAAACGTATTGTACAATTATTCAAAAGCCTTATTAGGCAATACAGATTCACCAAAAGAAATTGTAAAAAATATGAAAACCGTAGCAATCGGTATAATGAATCAAAAAGCATCTAGCGGCGACAGTAGGTATAGTGGAAGTGCTTTATCACTTTCAAAAGTGTTTAAAGAAAACGCATCTTTTTCTTTAGTTGGTGAGTTGGGTGATTTATTAAATAAAATTGGTAATGAGGCTAAGACAAATAGTAATACGACATTAAATGAGTCAAAATTATTTGACGGTACCGTATTTGATTTAAAAGCTGTAAATGAAAGTGGCGCCACGATATCAGATAATAGCGATAGACTTGCGTTTAGTATGGAAACCGAACTGGATAAAAGGGGTAGTGAGATTCCAATAAAAACGGCGACATTTTTCTTTGATAGTAAAGACAGCGCTATTTTTGCAAACACAGAATTATATGGAATTGGTGTGAAAAATGAAACTGATACAGTACATTCGGATGTTTATGATTTATTTAAATCGTTAAGCACTAACGGGGTAATAAATAATTTTGAAGCCGCAAATATTAAAAATACGACCACACAAACACAAACAAGCGGTTCACCAGAACCAATAAAAAAGAGTCTCGATCAAATTAAAGACATATTAGACTTTTTAGATGAATGTAGCCCAGCCGCAGCAAAGTTTATGTTATTTATTTCAGATGGTAAACGAACCGAATCTGAATATATACAATATTTAAAAGACAACACATCTGGCAGCTACACCGCTGATAAAGACGATATATGGAGTAAAGTACCGAGAAATCCAACCACATCGAGCGGGATTTATGCAAAAGAAGCAATCTATTATGGATTATTGAGTAATCCACAAAGTATATCTGTTAATGATGTTGGGTCAACAGACGTAATACACGAATTTAATTTAAACGATCAAAAAGGCAATGTACAATATGAAGATCTAGGTAGTGATAGCGCTGTAAATCAAAGATTTTACGAGCAATACACCGCTATTTTTGATAAAAAACATAAAGAGTGGGAAGAAAAAAATAAATCAATAGAAAAATCAACCGAATCTGGAATTAAAGTAAAATATCTTGGCGCCGTTCAAGGCTCATCTGACGATTATAAAATTGCGTTTTTCTCAAGCGATTCTAATGGATCTTTTGGTAATATAAAATTAAGTACAAAGGCTAATAGTGAGTATAAATTAGATTCGGCTGGAGAAGAACAATTAACAAATATTTATACGCCACAAACTAGTTCAGGCCAATCAACTGAAGCTGTTAGATTCGTAAATGAATTGGTTAGAGTCGCTGATCAAGAAAGAGAAAAATGGGTTAATTTAACAGAATGTGATAAAGATGCACAACCGTTATTAAAAGAATATTGGGCGGCTGTTAATTGGACGTCATTTAATTGTTCAAGCGATCCTTGGTCAGCCGCTTTTATAAGTTACATTATTAAAACAGCGGCGCCAAAACCAAGTGACTTTCCTTATAGCGCTAGTCATAATGTTTATGTGAACACAATTAGGAAAACAAAAACTTCTTGGAAAGCTTATTCAAGCAAAGATACACCTATTCAGATTGGCGATATTCTTTGCTACGCCCAGGATTCAAATTACAAAGAAATAGTTGTTCAATTAAATGATTGGGATTCTGTTGGAAATTCACACTGTGATTGTGTTACAAATATCGATCAAAGTAGTAAAACCGTCAATGTTATTGGTGGTAATCTTTCACAAAAAGTTAAGAATGGTAATTATTCTAATGGGGTTACATTAACAATAGATAATGATGGTAAAATAGCTAATCCAACAAGAACTGTTATTTTAAGATTTGAACCATCTGAAAGTTCAACAACAGCACAACCAAATGCCACCGTGATTAATTTTTCGGGTGGTTTAAATGATTTATTAAAATCTGCTGGTTATGATCCAAATTCACCTGAAGCTATTATGGCTGCATCAATAGCAACAATTGAAGGTTGGACAAATAAAAATACTTTAGCATATAAAAACAATAACCCAGGTAATTTAGATTATTCTGACAGTTATAAAGTTTATGACCCTAAAGTTGTTAAACAATCTGGTAATACCACACAAACTAGTAGATTTGCGGTATTTAGTAAAGCCGAATTTGGTATTAAAGCCTTGATTGAAAGCAAAATTAAATCATGGGCTGATGGAAGAATGCCAGTAACAGCTACAAATAGTGGTAACTATGTTAATGAAATTGGTGAGTGGAAGAAAAATCAACCACCAACCTTCTTACAGTTTTTCTACACATACGCACCGCCTTCAGATGGTGGTAATGACCCTAAAAATTATGCGGCTAATGTTGTTGCGACAATAAACAGTAAAGCTAATAAAAATTTCACTGTACAAAATAAGGTAAAAGATATATTCTCATAACTTTTATTATTTAGCTGATATTTATAAGAAAACAATTTATGGATAACATAAACAATAAAATCAATGATTTTTTAGGAAGCGAACCAAAAGTTGGCGAGGAAGTGTGTGATTTAAAATCTGGTGTTTGTTATATAAAAACCGCTGATGGTTTAATTGAAAGAAAAATAATCGAAAAAAAATTAGTGGTTGAAGATGGTAGAGAACTTTTAAGAGAAGAAACACCGATTAGCCACTCAAATAGAATGTTTCTAAGATGAATAAGAAATTAAATACCGTATTGGAAAGCGAAATTAATCGCTTTAATGCTATTATAGCATATCAAGATAAAATGGCAATTGACGAGGTTTCTTATAGATTCTATAATGAAGCTGAAGAAGTTGCACCAGCTGAAGAGCCAATTGACGCAGCTCCAGTTGACGCTGCTGTCGATGCAACAGCTGAGGTACCAGCTGAGGAACCAATGGCAACAGAACCAACAGACGTTGCTACGGATGCACCAGTTGATGCACCAGTGGAAGAGCCAGCTCCAACTGAAGATGTTACTGAGGTTGATGTGACAGAATTGGTTAATAGCACAAACGACATCAAGAGCAAAATTGAAGGATTAGCTGGTGGTATAGAAAAAATCAACGACATTATGGGTAAAGTTTCCGAAATAGAGACAAATTTAACCAAAATGGATGATTTAATCGGTAAAATGGAATCTTTAGCGAAACAAGTTGAGCTTATGAGGCCACCAACTGAAGAAGAGAGAAGAAAGGCTTTGGCCCAAGATTCTTACCCATTTAATGTATCAATTGATGATTATAATAAAGGTACTGGGGCTAAAACGCAGACTGATTTGGAAAATTCATCTAAAATGTCTATGTTTGATACCATAATGAACGATTATAGTGATATGGACATTAAAAAGAGCTTTAACATACCAACAGAAAACCCATTTAACAGACTATGATACAAGCTGAATTATATACAGAAAAAATAACATCTGGCGGAACACAATCGATCGCGGCACTTCAAGCAGCCGACACTGGTCACACATATTCAATACATAGTATAATTTTTTTAGGTGCTTATGATGATGTCACCACTTTAACTGTTAACGGTACCCAATTGGTTTTACCTGGGGCTTTCGTATTGAATCAGTATTCAATAAACTCTGTATCAGTCACAACAAGCCCACATGGGGTAATGTTGGTGGGTAAAAAAGTAAAGAGACAACTTTTCAACACGTAAATTTTTTTTTGTCTGGCACTTGACTTTTTGAAAATCGTTGCCTAATATTGTACCATAATAAACTTAAATTTTTTAATTATGGACTTTAAAAACATCGATTGGAACAAGGCCGTTCAAAACTCACTGGCCGACTACGAAAAATCAAAAAACTCTGCAACAACCACAGAAAAAAAAGAGGTTGACTTAACCAAGTACTTTACATTAGCATTAGGTGAAAAAGAAAATTCAGGACAACGTGTCTTTAGAATTTTACCATTGGATACTGAGGGTAAATGGTACGACATCATTAAATTCCACAATCTTAAGATTGGTAAAAAATGGAATAAACTGTACGATCCAGCTCAAGACGGTGAAGAATCACCTCTTAATGACATGTACAAACTTTTAATCAAGGGTGATGCTGAAGATAAAAAAATCGCAAGCAATTACCGTTCACGTGACTTCTATATCGTTAGAGGTATTGAACGTGGAAAAGAACACGAGGGAGTTAAATTCTGGAGATTCCCTAAAGTAAATGATGGTTCAGGAATCATGGACAAAATTCAACCCATGATGAAATTCATGAACGATAAAAATCCAGGCTCTGGTGCATTCTTTAATCCTATTGCTGGAAAAGACCTTGTTATCAGTGTTGTTCGTGACCAATCTAAAGGGTACACAAAAGTTTCACAAATCATTTTTGATGAGACATCACCAGTTAGTCAAGATCCAGCACAAATGGAACTTTGGTTAAACGACCAACAAACTTGGAGAGATGTTTACAGAAAAAAACCTATTGAGTTTTTGAGAATTGTTGCTGAGGGTTCTGAACCTGTTTGGGATAGCGAATCAAAGCAATTTGTTGCTAGAATTGATGACGCTGGTACGCCATCATATGCACCACAATCCACAAATTATTCACAACCAGTAAGTGAGCCAGTACCGACAACATTTGGCAATGATAGTATGGGTTATGATTCGGGTGAGCCAATGACGTTGGACACTGATGATCTACCGTTCTAATTAAAACAAATATATGGGCATTATAGGAGATTTTACGCTCTTATAGTGCCCTTTTTTTCACAATTAATTTTTAAAAATATATCAATATGGCAGTAAAGAAAAAGGAATTTTCTTTTGATGATCTTCAGAAGAAAATGAGTACAACAACAAAATATAAACCAGATTTGTTTCTATCTTGCGGTGAAGCATTTTTAGAGGCATCTGGTGTACCTGGCCCTTGTATGGGTCACATTAACATGTTACTCGGACATACCAACACGGGAAAGACGAGTGCGTTAATTGCATCATCCATTGATGCGCAGAAAAAAGGGATTTTACCAATATTTTTGGTTACCGAGAAAAAATGGAGTTTTGAACATTGCAAACTAATGGGTTTGGATTGTTACAAAGATGATCAGGGTGAGTGGAAAGGGTTTTTCTTCTATCGTGATGATTTTGAATACGTGGAACAAATTACCGATTACATAAATTATGTGTTGGATGAACAAGCTAAAGGAAATGTTCCTTATGATATTTGTTTCTTCTGGGATTCAGTTGGTTCTGTACCTTGTAAAATGACCTGGGAGGGTAAAGGTGGTAAACAACATACCGCTGGAGTTCTTGCAGAAAAAATTAACATGGGTATTAACCAAAGAATTAACAACAGTAGAAAAGAAAACTCACAATACTTGAATGGTTTGGTTATCTGTAACCTACCTTGGGTTAAATTACCAGATTCGCCAATGGGTCAACCAAAAATTAAACCAAAAGGTGGTGAGGCTGTTTACCAAGCTGCCACATTGGTTTTCCGTTTTGGTAATGAAGCTGATGGTGGTATTTCTAAAATTGATGCCACTAAGAATGGTAGAAAGATTAATTTTGCCACAAGAACAAAAGTTACCGTTGACAAGAATCACATCAACGGACTAGGATACGCTGATTCACAAATTGTAGTTACACCACATGGTTTTATCACAAGTGATAAACGAGATAATAAAGAAGCCTTGGAAAAGTACAAGAAAGAAACAGCTGATTACTGGGCATCAAAAATGGGTGATACAAATTTTGAATTAGAGGAGTATGAAGTTAAACAGGCCATTGCCTATTCGGACGAAGATTAATACGTTACTGATTGATGGTGAGGCTTTATTAAAACAAGGGTTTTATGGCGCCAAACAAGTGCAAACTAAACACGGAAGCGTTGGCGCCATATTTCACTTTGTTAACACAATCAAAAAATTTTACCAGGACTTTGGCATAACCAAAGTTGTTGTTTTCTGGGAGGGTGAAAATTCAAAAGTTTACCGTCAAGGTTACTATCCATACTATAAAATGAATAGGAATGATAAAGTAACTATTGATGAACGACACGACTTGGATAGACAAAGAATCAGGATAAAACAATACCTTGAAGAATTGTTTATAAGACAAGTTGAGATTGATGGTTGCGAGGCTGATGATGGCATTGCTCATTATGTTAAAAATTCATCAAATGAGAACAAAATTATCTACACAAACGACAAAGATTTACTTCAGTTGATTGCACCAGATACAAAGGTGTATTTGTATGGTAAAAAAGCTGTCATCAATAAAGACAACTTCAAAAATTATTTTGATTACCACTATTCCAATGTTGGGTTGATTAAAATGATTGCTGGCGACATATCAGATAACATATCTGGTCTTGAGGGGATAGGTGAAGAAACTGTACTTAAAATGTTTCCTGAATTAAAAAAAGAGCCAAAAGATCATGAGTGGGTTATTAACAGAGTTGATGAGTTATTAACGGAATCCCCAGATAGTAAAAAACTTCTCACAATAAAAGAGGGTAAAACGAAATGGGGGACATATGGTACCGATTATTTTAGTGTTATGGGTAAAGTTATTAATTTAGAAACGCCAAATGTAACAGAAGACCTAAAAAATGCTATAACGGAAATGGTCAACGAACCATTGTCGCCAGAAGGTCGAGGTGGTATAAATAAGATTATGGAAATGATGAAAGAAGACCAATTATTAAATTTTTTACCAAAATATGATGACGGGTTCTTTGTTTTCTGGTCAACTTTTATTACTATTATAAACAAGGAAAAAAAAATTTACGAACAAACGAAAAATTAAAATTATGAACGCAAAAAAAGAAATTAAAAAAGAGCAAAGAAAATTTGAATTTACAATTTACCTTAATGACAATATTATAGTCCAACGTTATTTCAACGTTATTGGCTTTAATAATCGCGCAATTAACTCTTTAAACTTTAAAGATGCTATTGATTACAATCAGCATATAATCCAACTTCATATGAAGAACAAAACCTTAGATTTCATGACAGAAAATTCAAGAGCTTTTTATGAAAATTCTGGATTTGAAAAAAACGACATTAAAGATGTTATGAAAATTATTGTTAAAATGGATGATAGGGTTATTGCGTACAGACAATGGGATGCGACAATTTATCCAGTTAAAGTAAGGTATACCGTTGATATTCGTGAGCATATTTACGATATGATAACAAGAATACAGAAATGTTTATCTGAAAAAAATGAAAGACTAGAAACAAAATATTTACAGTACGATTTAGCGGTTTAATATCATGATACAAAAATCTATACAATTAGAGGACTTCGGGCCAGATTTCCAATTAGATTTGTTTCATGAAATAATAGTTGATCCAAAATTTGGTGAAACCGTAGTTGAGACATTGGATACGGTTCACTTTAAAACCGAGGCCTTTCAAAAAATAATCTCCCTGATTAAAAAGTATTATACAAAACATAATGCTATTATAAATTTTCCAGGTTTAAGAACTGAGATTAATGTTGAAATTCCAGACCCCACATTTAAAACACAAGTT